TTAACTACCATTTTAGCTCTTAATGCTTCAATGAAAGAACCTGCTTGGAAGTCAGTTGCAACAAGGTTACCACCATCAGCGGCTGTACCTGCAATTAGATCTCTTTGTTGCCATCTTAAATCAGACGGTACAAAAAATCCTCTTGGGCTTTTGCCTGTGCGTTGTGCAATCTCATCACTTGCTTCTTTTTCAAGTCCTGCGTTTGACCAGTCGTTAGATGCCATTGCTTTAATAGCTTTAGCAATACTATACTCTTGGTTATCTTTTTTAGACAAACCAACTTCATTGTCAGTTGTCAATGGTTTAGAAGTTCCAATGTGATCTAAAACAACACCTCTAAATTCTGCAATAGAAAGTCCGTTTTTAATTGCCTCATTAGCTTTATCTCTTACATTATGTGAACCACCTAATGCTTCAATCTCTCTAATTCTAGACATTTCTTCTTTTCTAGCTTCTTCGGTTACTGCTTTAACATCAACTTTAGGTGCTTCTACTTCATTATTAGTAATTTTTATATCATCACTCATAACGTTCTCCTTTTTGTTGTTGTTATTGTTATTGTTTCTAGAACGACCAACACCTACAGTTGTATCAGCAGGTATGCTCACACTAGATATTTCTAATGGCTTCCAATTAACACGGAAATAGTCAGACTTTCCATAGTCCTCATTATCTTCATCGTATTTATCTTTTGTCATTTTAGTTATTTCGTAGCCAACACTAATATTTTGTCTAATGCCATCTACAACGTCACGAAATACCTCATCAGCTAGTTGTGATTTTCCAAATCTAACGATTGCACGACCAACCTTGTCGCTTTCGCTAATTTCGGCTTTTTCGATAACTCCTATTTGTTTCGTTGAATCATGGTCAAGTAATAAAGGTGCTTGTCCACTTTGCAAGAAACTTAAATCTGCGTCTTTTTGATTATGTGATAAAACCTCTAAACCAAAATCTCTTGGGTATGGTTCTTCACTACTAAAAGCTAATTTAACTGTTCTGTTTTTTTGATCTACATTTTTTGCTTTTAAATGAAATGTACGTTCTAACTTATCATTAGTTAATATTTCTTTTGTGTCTAAACCTAGATCAGATGTTTTTTCTTTTGTTTCTGTATGTTCAGTACATTCACCATCTACACACTTTTTACAATCTTCATCATGATGTTTTAATAAAATTCTATCTTCCATTTTTTCCTCTTCATTTTTAATTTGATCTACTTTCTTTCTGCTCCAACTATAACCTGCATCACCACCCCACAAAGCCCATGCAATTCTTCCGTTTGACGGAAAACCTTTTTCATCTGGTGTAAATCCTTCACCTTGTTTATCAACCTCATGTCTACTAAAATAGCTGTACATTCTTTTAACTGTACTAGGTGTTAGGTTCTGTCTGTTTACAATAGTTCTTGCACGCGCAACACCAACAGCAGTACCACCTCTACCAAATTCTTTTCTCCACTCTAAACCTTTTTTAGCTTCTGTAACCATTCCTTCTGTAGGGCTAAAATCTATATCTGCTACTGCTTTATCTACAACATCTTCTTCTGCTTGATCTTCTTCTTCTACTATAGGTATTTCTGGCATACTCTTACCAAATGTAATTGTATAACTTTCGTCATCTTCAACTATGTTTTGTATATGTCGTTTTTCTAAATCCATAACTATTTATATCTATTCTTCCTCTTCTGTTCCAGTCCCTAACGGTATTTTATCTTTTGCTCCAAATGGTTCAAATTGTGTTTGTATTCCGTATTCATTAGCTAGTTCTTTTTCTACTTGTATTTGTTGAAATACATCTTCTACATCCCTACCATAACTAGCTTGTACATCTTGCATACTTAAAAAACCATTATCTACTCCTACTTTTAATGCATCTATTTCTTTTTTTGGGTCTACCCATTGCCACCCTCTTGGTCGCCATTGTACTATTGCAAACTTATTAAATTTAGAAGCAGGTAAGTTTTGTAAGTTATCAGTTAACAAATTCATCTTTAACCATTGTCTATAAACCTTATCGTGAAAACCTTTTATTATTCTAGACTGTTCACATTTATAATGATCTCTTTCTTCTAATGCACCCTGTCGTAAACTACTATAATTAACACCTTCTAAATCATTAGCTAGTGTGTTGTAACTTAAACTTAAACTGCTTGCTACAGCACGTAATACACCTTTGCTAAAATCTCTAAATGCACTTGTTGGATGTTGTGGGTCAAACGATTCAAAACTAACACCACTAGGCAACTGTTCAAATGTGCCTGGTTGTGCGTTCATTGTAACATTGTTAGTATCTATTACATCATCACCTAGGTAACCTTGTCCGTCACCACTTTTAAAGAAACCCATCTTACTAGCACTAACTCTTGCCGCAACTAGTTCAGCTTCCATATAACCATCTAACATTTTTAAATCTCGCATTGCACTACTTAAAGGTGGTACACCTCTTTTTTGATGTGGTCTTTCTTGGTGAAAAAAATGTATTATCTCATTTGCAGGTACACTATTATATTCTCTAGTATAACTTGCATTAACAAAGTCATTATCGTATGGATGTTTTTTTAATAAATGGTAAACCAATGGTCTGCCAAACTTATCTATTTCAATTCCCATTCTTATTTCATTTTCACCATTGCGTGCAGGTCTATTTAATTCTTCATCTAAAAAATCTGCTTCAATAAATTCTATTGCAAATTTATATTTGTTATTAAAGTTTGGTATAACTCTAATTAAAACTTCACCATCTCTTGCGTATGTTTCAGCAAACAATCTTTGTGCATCTACCCATGTTAATTTTCCGTCTGCACTACATTCTGAACCCCAATCTTTAAATGCATTTTCTATAACATTATTTGCAAACGTATCTATTGCACCATTAGGGTCTCTTGAACGTGCTTGTAGTTGTACACCATTGGGACCAATAACGTTATCAGTATATGCCTTTATATAACGTCTTGCGTATGCATTATTCTTAGCTAAATCTCTTGATCTATCTCTTAATAACCTAATGTTGTTTTTTATTTCTGAGTCTGCACTTTTACTGTAAGCAACAAAGTCATTCATTAACCTACCTGTATTAGCACCACTAAATATATTAGCCGCTGTTCCTGCTGGTTGAAACCAACTAGCACGTGTTTTTGTTTTACCTATAAATATATCATACCAAGCCATAACTAAAATCTTACCTTAATCATTTTACCACTACCTTCTCCACGTTTAATATTTTCTGCTTGTAGTTCTTTGTTATATTCTGCTTTGTAAAACATTCGCCAATCTATTAATTCTTGTGGTGATAGCTTTGCTAAACTTCTACCCTGTATACTGTAACTAGCAACATCATTATCAGCTTTACCTTCTAATAAACTTTCAATCTTATCTAACATTATTTTTGCATGAGAACGTGTATCGCCTGTATTAGCAAAATAGTTATCTGCTACTTTAATTTTACCTGTTTGATATATTATAGTTTTGCTGTCACTATCTTGTGTAATTTTTAAAGCCCATACGTAATCGCCTAATGTTAAACTAGTTGTAGTTGGATGATTTATTGTAAATATATAATCGTCACCACTTTCTGAAACAGAAGCACTAAATGTTGTACTTCCACTACTTTCAAGTCTTGCAGACCATGTTATAGTATAATCGGCTGTTGGATAATCTTGGCTTATGTCTGTACGTTTCCATATAGCAGTTTCGCCTTTATAGATAATTTTAGGTTCTACCTCGTTTAAATCTGTAAAAATATTTGCCATTGCTTACCAAGAATTTGCGAAGTTGCGTGTATTCTTATTTCTATTTATTACTTTATCTACCATTTTGTCTTTTGAATCAAGCCTATCAGCCAATCGGTTTAAATCAACATTCAAAATAGTTAGTGCCGCAATACCATATACACGACAATCTAATGCTTCGTTTCGTGTTCTAATCTTTACCCATTCACGTCTAGCAAAACCACGATGGTATTTTGTTACTACTTTTTCAGCAGTTAATTGACTAAAGTATTCTTTATCATATTTTTTAGGGAAATGGCAATACCCTGCACCAAGTTCTGTTATTCTTAATCTTGAATAAATCAACTCTTTTACTGTATCTACACCTATAGGAAATAAATGAACCTTTGCAATATTATTTCTACTAGGTTTACCAACGATACCTTTACCTGTACCACCCATACCTTTAATAGCAAATATACGTCTTGCAAATCTTTGTTTGCAAAAATTGTAAACTGATTGTGTATGATGACCACCACTATCTACACAACTACTTGTTATTTTTAATTTTCTACCATCAAATGTTTCATATTCTGCTGATAGTTTCTCATCTAACTGTTGCCATAATTGCGGGCTTGATGGGTCACCATATATAACATGATATTCTAAACTCCAACTTTCTTCATCTCTACCCCATCCTATTACTTCTAATTCTAGTCTATCATCTTGAACGTCAACACCAGCTGTTATTATTGCGATCTGTTCTGGGTATTTTTCGCCATAATCTTCTACACGTTTCATTATATCTGCATTGTCTAACTGTTCGCCTTCATCTTCCCAACTCTCGCCAAGATAGGTATTTACAAATACACGTAATGTTTCTGGTAATTTTTTTGCAACTAAAAATTCTTTTACTGCTTCTTCTAATGTGGTCCAAACAGAATAGATACCTGCTAAATGAAAACCTGCCCTGCCGTTAAATGTTTCTCGGCCTATCCATCTGCCCCTACTAATAGCTTTCAATCTATCGCTATCATCCCAACAACTTCCACATTCTTCGCAAACATAGTGTGCTGTTTCTGGTTGGTTTTCTTCCCAAGTAACTTGCGACCACTTCCT